GAGTCGGCCTGGTCCTTGGTGTAGCCCATGGATATGAGCTGTTCCTTGGTAAGGTCGCCAGTGAACTGCTGGAGGGTCTCGGTCAGGATCTGAGAGGACAGCCAGCCCTTCTCGAGCGTGGCACGGAACGAACCCGCGTCCTTCAGCATCGAGTCGATGGCTACGTGATGCACCCGCGCGGTCTGCATCAGTGCGTCCTGGAAGACCTTGCCACCCATGCCGGCGTTTACAACCGAGTTCCAGTCGATCAGCTTCACCGTACCGGTAGCCAGAGCCTGCGACAGCTGATACATCGCCATCGAAGCCTGGTCCGCGTTCGAGCCAGAGACAGCAGCCAGGTTAGCGATACCCTTGATCGCACCCACGGCAACGTCAAGCTTTACACCGGCAGCTGTGAAGGTACCGATGTTGTGAGCCATCTGACTGAAGTTGTAGATCGTCTGGTCAGAATATGTGTTCAGTTGCTGAAGCGCGTCGTTGACATCAGCAAGGCCGGTGTGCTGCCACCGCGTGTTCGACAGGATCGTCTGGATCGAGTTGATGTTGGTCTGGTACTCCTGAAGACCAGCACTGATCGGATCAACTGTCAGAGATCTTACGATGGCCAAGCCAGAATCCACGGCCTTACTAACGATGTTTGCGAGGGCCGTGATCGCCACTACTGACATGGCTTGGAAGTGCTGAGCGATACCATCTACCGCATCAGCAATATGCCCGAGCTGCATGTTGTGGGCGGCGGAACTGACGTCGCCAAGACCCTTAGTAGCACCATCGAGCTTCAGGCTCTTGTTCAGAGCGTCCAGCGAAGCCAGGCTTTGCTTAATCCCTTGTTCAAACTGTGCGTTGTCGAACTTCAAGCCTACAACGCGCTCGTCGATGCTGCTCATGCAGAGGTCACCACCTTCCATACCTCGTCAGCGATTTCATCAAATATCGGCCTGATAGCCGGGTTGATGAAGTCTTTACCTTGAACATAGCCACCGCCGCCTGTGCCGTGGCCGTACTGGATTCCTATCACGACGGGGTAACCGTTCTCTACGTCGCTGTTATACCAGTCGATGAAATATCCCCTACCAGACTTACCAGCCTTGTAGTACCAGGAGGCGGCAGCCAGGCCACTATCGATGGGAGTTGCAGAGCTTAGAGCAGCAACGCCAATCTGTCCGTACCGGTTAAGTACTTCCAGAATATTAAGTCGTAGCATTTTCTGCATCCAAGACTCCGTATTTTGGTAGGAGCCGCTTGCAGTGACATACAAACCCACGGCTCCTCCTGACTAGATAGCGGCTGCCATTGCCGCTGCTGGATGATCGGCGACTTTACCAAGCTTGTGGATGGTGACTACGGCGTTGTCGAGGAACGACGTACCGGCGATTCCTGAAATATAGCGCTGAACGGTAACGCCTACGCCGATGGTCAACGGAGTACCTGCAACTCTCTTGATGTAGCCGATCTGGGTGTAGGTAAGACCAAGGTGGCCGTTGAATCCGTTGTAGTGGACGTAACCTCCGATGTTGAATCCCCCTGAGGTGTAAAGCCGAGGGATCGTTATGGAATATGACGAGTTGATGTTGTCGGAGATCTGGTACCAGAACACGAACATGTAGACGTAGCCGTCTTGGAACACCATTGAGTTCGATCCGCTAGACCAACTAGTAGACATCGCCGACTCAGCACCGGCCGCAGTAGAACCAGATGCCGAACTACGACTAATGCCCGAAACAGCAAGACCATCCATCGTTGGTACAGAAATTCCCTTGGAGTACACGTCACCAACCGCGAAGAAATCGTTATCGGTCTTTACCTGGTTGGCTGCACCCCGATAAATTCTCGCGTCCTCGTTTACACCCAAGACTAAGATGCCGTTAGCGGGAGTCTGTTGTCCTTTGAGAACCATTCCATTGGCGATGTTTGCGTCGGCTAGAACAGCGTCATCCCCGATGAAAACAGCGTCACCAGCAGTTCCACCGAAACGACCTTTTGCGGCTGTCACATCCCCAGTTAGAGTAAGAGCACCGGTTATGGAGACGTTTCCCGTGTGCACGGAGGAAACGATCTTTACCCAAGGCTCCCACGCAGGAACGTCCGTGTCGTAGTAGTTTCTCACCCACGTTTCAGCAGTTTGATTCGAATGGAACCACTGAATACTTCTTGTGGTACTGAGGTAATGGGTGATTACAGTCCCGAAGCCGCCGTTCAGCGACCATCCGCTTCCAGATCCCACAATCATGTGGGAAACACCAACTGGATACGAAGTGATAGGAGCCGACTCGGCAAGTGAGTTGGATGCTAGGAGAAACCTGTGACCCGTCGAAGCCAAAGAAGCCGGGGTAACAGATTTGTTTGTGATCGTCCCAGCTTGAGTCTCAGAGTTCGAGGCATAGGGGATCGCCGGAAGCGAAGACCCAGCATCGAAGGTGGAACCATCATGCCTCGTGAAGATTAGGTCGCCCGAAATATCAATCTCGGCGTCTACAACGGTGGTGTCCAAGATGGCTTGCGTGTGTGCTGCGGTCATGCCGGTTACGGTAGCCATCTGGCCCCCTTCCTAGAGCGAGTGGATCGTGTAGAAGTTCGCGTCGATGTAGACCGCCGAGGGCCAGTCGATCTGGAACGTGTTCGCGTCGAGCATCGTGATCGCGTCGTCAGGTCCGATCGCCGTCCACGTACCGTCACCATTGTCGATGATCTGGAGAATCGAGTTCGCCTCGAATATCGCCAGAACCTCGTCAGGTGTTGGGAGATGCGGATCGCTAGTTGCTGTACCGTACAGAACGTCCTCGAGGTCGGAAACCGCCGAAGAATATGCCGTGTCTGCACTAACCACGAGATGTGCCGTCCTTCCCGTCTCAACCCATCCGCCTTGAACTACAACGGGGAGAGTCGTGAAATCCCAAGAATATAGAACGTTAGCACTCTGTTCGTAGACTCGGGCTGACGGCGCAAATATGGCGTTGTACACCAGGTGAAGTTTGTACTGGCCTGCGGTCAGAACTCGGTAACTGAAACCGAAAGGCTTAACTCGCCTCGGAATCAGAATATGATCGTAGAAAGACGGTGGGTAGGAAAAACTAGAAAGGCTTCCGGAAAATTCCCCCCGGGTATTTTTTCGATTTGGTTTTTCACCATCAATCCAAATTCCATCGTTTTGACCAGTCGGCGCTTCCTTGACTGAGATCAGTCCACTCCAGGCTTCCCCGGGACCAACCGGAGGGTAGAATACCCCACGGTCCACACCGCTCTCGTAGTCGCCTTCCTGATCCCAAGTCAACCTGGAAATATCACACCTCCTAGGCGAACAGAGCCATCACGTCATCCGGGTCGGGAAGCGAGGGCGTAGTCGATACGGTCCCGTAGAGAATATCCTCGAGAGCCGCAAGAGCAGTGGGGTCGGCGTAGCGGGAGTCCACGATGAGGTGCGCCGTCGGCTTGTAGTTCGTCAACGGTGGCGCCTTCGTCGAGATCTTCCAGCTGTAGTTGGTAACGCTGGCAGAGTCGCTCAGTGTGTTGTTGTTCCTCGTGGTAGGCGCAGCGAGGGCGTTGTAGACCAGATGTAGGCGGTAAGCCAGGTCATTCCGCATCGTGTCGCCGACCAGGGTCCTGTAACACAGCCCGAACGACTTCCGAGGTTGCGCGGTAGCGATCAGACCATTCTGGATCGATACGTTACCGTCGCACGGACCAAACTCTGGTGGAACCGTGATGGCCTCAATAGTAGCCTCGAACTCCTCCGAGGAAGAGATGTTGAGGTACTTGATGCCATCGATGTAACCCACTCGAGCATCTCCGCCAGTTGGAGCTTCGTTGATGGAAACGAGACCAACCCAGGCAACGCCAGGCTGGCTTGGTACGTACAGAACGCCTTTGTCGAGACCTGCCTCGTAGTAGTGCGTTCCTTCCCATGTTAGCCGGGCCACTTGCCCTCCTCTCAGCCTCTAGTTCCCAAGGCAGCTCTCCGTTGAGCATTGAGTGCGCTACGGTCTCTAGCCGCCTTAGCAGCTTCTCCTCTGCCCATCTTCTTCGGTGGCTGGTTCTTGATATTGCAAACGCGAATGAGCATCAGAAGCTTGTTCAAGTGCCAGTGTTGAGCTTCCCACGGGATGGTAAGAGCCGTCATCCAGTAGTAGATCAATTCGGCCGTGATTATCTCCTGGTTCGGAGCACGCTTCTGCTGTTCGTGGATTGTTGTTGCCGTAGCCTTCTTCTCGATGTATTTGTTAATCTCCGAAAGGTTATCTTCCGAGAGACGAAGGAAAACTTCCAGAGGAACATCCGGAGTCAAACACATCATCTTGATGTAGGCGAGGGTTTCTTCGGAAGTCTTTTCCTTACCGTTTAGGAACGGTTTTTCGAATTCTGACTCCCATTTTGACAGGGAGACCAAAGAATGCTCGAGCTCCAAGACAAAACTGGCAGCTGCAACGAATTCTTCGGTCTCTTGGTTGTAGTCTTCCTGCAACCGGACTGTAATAGTGAGCATTCTTTGGCCTCCTTTCGTCAACTTAGTAGATCGGGCATGGCTTAGGCGAAGATGAACGCCCAGCGGTCCTGCACCACGGCCGGGAACTTGTAGGTCGCCGCCGGGTAGGCGTTGACCATCGCGTCGGCGGTGATCGGGTGCGTGCCGGCCGCCACGGTGACACCGTTGAGCTTGTACACGACACCGGTCGTACCCGGGATGGTGACCAGGTCGGTCCCCGAGTCGTACGTCGGCGTGCCCGGAACCACGGAGGTCAGCGCACCGGCGAAGATCGCCTTGACGGCGTCCGGAGTCGGCAGAGACGGGTCAGAGCCCACGGTGCCGTACAGGAACGCCTCGAGCTCAGCCAGATCGGCCGGAGCCACCTTCGTCGAGTCCACGCACAGGTACGAGGTCGGCACCAGGCCGGCCATCGGAACCGGGGTGGTCCAGAACTGCCACGAGAAGTTGATGGCCGACGGCGAGTCGTTCACCGTAGCGTAGGCCTTCTCCGACGGGGCCGCCTTGGCTCCGTACACCATGTGCAGCTTGTAGCCGTGCTCCGGGTCGAGCTCGTTGCCGAGCTTGGTCCGGTAGCTGAAGCCGAACGCCTTCCGCGGCTGCTGGCCGACGTACAGACCCGCCTCGGGGGTGGCGGTTCCGTCACAGACGCCGAACTGCTCCGGGTAGGTGAAGGCCTCGATGGTGCCGCCGAACTCCTCGATCGACAGCAGGTTCAGGTACTTGATGTTGTCGGCGTACTGTGCGGTGGCGTCAGCACCCGACGGCGACTCGGTGACGGTCGTCAGACCGTTCCAAGCGTAGCCGGTGACGTACGCACCCTCCGTGTCAGGGAGGTACAGAACGCCGCGGTCAACACCCGTTTCGTACAGGTGCTCACCAACGTTGTCCCAGGTCAGGGTAGTCACTTCTTCTCCTCAGAAGTAGATCGTGAACACATCGTGGTTGAGGTCGTCTGCCGAGAAGCTTCTGTTGTAGTCGCATTGCGGCAGTGCTGAAATATCATCGACGATCGTCGAGTCAGGATTCCTGTCGATGACAGTCAGCAAATATCGCTTGGTCCGGTTCCACGTAGCGTTGTCTGCATACGTCTTTTGAATATCGTCACGACGATAGACAATACACGGATACGACATCGAAACGTCGGCCGGAGGTTGGAAATATACATTGGGCGTTATCAGCTTCAGCTTTGTGTGTAGATCAGCTCGCGCGTGGCCCATTGTAGACACCTCCCAACCTCAGTAGAAGGCGGGGCCTCTCCACTTCGACGGAATCAACCGTCCAGAGAGACCCCAACCATTCCACATACCTGATGGCGAGGATGTTCTGCAATGCGTACGCATCTGCGACAATACTGATGGAGTTTCCCACCGAAATATCGGCATTGACTTTGGTAGCCCCGTCGAGCCGACGTGTGTTTCGCTGAACCTCTCCGAAATATGTTCTCTCGGTTATGGCAGCGACCCACACGCCGGACCCGCTGGGATTCTCCACAGTTGCGCCGTAGCCGACTACACCAGAGAATCTCGCCATCGGTTACGGCCTCCGAACTACGCCTCGTAGTTGAAGGTCCACTGGTCTTCGACGTTGTTCTCGAAGTAGTAGCTGCCCGAAGCCGGGACGGCGTAGATGACCAGTGAGGTCAGCGTGACCGCGTCCAGCGTGATCGGAGCACCGGTGGTGACGGTGGCGTTGGTGTCGGCCCGCTTGTAGGTCACGCCGGTCGTGGTGGCCGGAGTGATCACGTTGGCGGCGAAGCCGGGCTTGACCGGAGTCACCAGAGCGGCACCAGCGGCGACCTTGCGGTAGACCAGAGCCGAGCGCAGCTTGCACAGCGCGCCGGTCATCCGGGTCTCCAGCAGGTACTTGTACTGGTTGTAGTCGATGTCGAAGTTGTCGAACATCGACACCTCGCCGCCGCGGTCGGTGCCCACGCAGTAGTCCTGCAGGTTCACCAGGATGCCGAGCAGGGTGGTGTCCTGCTCCATGACCTCGACCTCGACGATCGAGTCCACGCCCAGCGCGGAGGCCAGGTCGGCCTTGTTGTTGTACAGCCGGCGACCCAGGGTGTCCTTCAGCAGGAGCATCTTGGTCGCGTGGTAGTTGGTCGTGTACAGGGTCGGGGTGCCCGTGCCCTTGTACAGCCGACGCGACAGCAGGATCTCGTCGATCCACTCCTGATAGCTGGAGCTGGCGTCGTCCAGGTTGACCTGCACGGTCGCGGCGTAGATGTCCGCGTCGTTGGCGATCGACCGGATACCGGCACCGTCGGACGCAGCCGCCGGGTCCTTGATCTTGTCGTCGTCGTCCACGGCCCGGCCGTCACCCACGAGGATCGCGCGAGCGAGCTCCTCGTCCAGCATGAGGCGCATCTCCATCTTCACCCACGCGACCACGTCGAGGTCGGTGATGTCGAGGATGTCGTCCCGGTCCAGCTTCTGCTTCTTGTAGACGGTGCACGGAGTGGTCACCCGCTTGGTCAGGCCGAAGAACTCCTCCTTCTTCAGCGTGCCCTTGAGGTAACCGCGCGCACGGGCCTCGTCCTGGGTGATGTCGGCCGACATGGTCTTGATCCGCGAGAACGGGCTCTTGCGAGTGCCGTTGAGCACGCCGGCGACCCACTCGGTCCGACGCTTGTCGAACTCCGGCTGGCCGGTGATGTTCCGCTCGGTCGGGAACAGGACGTCGATGTTGTCGATGTTGTGGGCCAGGGCGTACTCCTCGACGGCCGACCGGAGAGAACCGGTCCGCTCCATGCGAGAGATGATGCCCCGGACATCAGAGTGGCTGAGGGTGCGACGCTCGGACTGCTCGCCGCCGGTGCCCTTAGCGTCCTCGAAGACGTTGCGAGTCACGGTGGTGTTTCCTTCCTGGTGGTTGAGGTCGCCCTCAGCTGGGGTGGTGCCGTGCTCCGCGGCGGGCGCATCGCCCTCCGTGGTCTCTGCAGGCGCGTCGGCCTCGTCAGCCTCGTCGCCCTCTTCGGTGTCGTCGTCCTCGTCGTCCTCGTCGTCCTCGTCGACATCGCTTTCGTCCTCGAGGCCCGAGTGGGACATGCCTTCGGCCGCAACGCCGACCATGTAGTGGAGAACCTGCTTCTGCTCGTCCGTCATGGAGTCGTAGATCTCCTGCATGGTCGAGTCAGCCGCATGCTCGAGCTGGAACTCCTCGTTGGTGTAGATGACAGCCTCGTCCTCGAGTTCGACCAGTTCACCGTCGCCGTGCTGAACGGCCACGTAGTCGATCTTCGCGCCAGGGTTGGCGCCCTTGAGAACGAGACTGACCTCGCAGATCACTCCGTGGAGAACCTGTTGCATCTTCTCGACGAGCTGGTTGGCGTAGATCGAGAGGTTCTTGATGTCGCCGTGGGCAACCAGAGCCTTGGCGGCCTGGCCCCAGTTGGTTCCGTTGAAGAAACCCTCGGCGTAGACGCCGTCGGGACGCGAGCGAAGGATCGCGTGACCCAGAATGTTCTCTGGGCTGTTGTGTCCATGCTGCCAGACGAGAGGAACCGTCAGGCCGTCCATGTGCTGGAAAGCTTGAGGGGTGATGGTTCGACCGTCGGAGCACTTGAGGCCAGCTTTGGTGG